CGCCGTCCCGGAAAGTGCCAGCGTCCCGGCCAGCGGTTCCCCGTCCTTGTCTACGATTACTTTTCCGGACAGGACATCCCCTGCACTAGCCGTTATTACATCCAGGTCGGCACCGCCACCGCCTCCAGGCATCCATATTTTTCCCATACTCTACACCCCCTTCAGTCCAACTTTGCAATCTGATACCGGCTTCTTGTACACTTTAAATGTAGCCGTCCCATTTCCCAATGTCGCTGTTCCGCTGGTGATAATACCAAATGCCTTCATGTACGCCTTTTGGATGGCGGCACTCGCCCCATCGGCCAGCGCACTGACCAGGATCGCTTCCAGGTCGGATGTAGCTCCTGTTACATTAACAGTTTGACTAAACGGAGCAGCGCTACCTGTCCAACCAGATGCCGTTAATGTCACTTCTGTTGTGTGATTAATGCGGTTAATTTCCTTGTTCGTGGCATTAATATCGTTTGCTCCGAACTTGTCACCATCCTGTGTGTATCCTGTCTCGTCTGCGATTCCGGACGTCCCGTCAGCATTCTGGGTAATGCGCCACTTCCTCGCCCCGTCATACATGGCGTCCTTGTAGTCTGTTTTTAGTACCATTTTAAAAAGCACCTCCATTTAGCGTAAAGGCCAGCTTCTTCCGACCGTTAATCCTGCTCTGAATATTGTTATATATAAAGCGGCATGCCTCTTCAATCCGGTTCAACTCCCGCCAGTCGATAAATGGCTGGTTATCATAAAAAGTTTTCCTATTTCCTACCGCAAAAGGATATGTCCCAGCGCAGACATGGTCTATATTGGCCTCAAAGCGGTTAATTTCATCTGCATGGAAGCCGTAATCCTGATATGTCTTATCCTCCCCCATGTCCTCAAGGTCAAAATCCGGCCAGAGGGTAAGGGCTTGGACCCGTATCTCATTGATGTTGCCCTTGATGCGATTGTAGTCACCGATATTAAAATAATCACTGTCCTGCCAGTCGGTTTTTGGCTGTTGCCACATTGCTCATATCCCTCCTTGCCTTCATGCTCCCAGACAGAGCACCGTTAAAATTAAGCGTATGATCGTAAATCCTCAGGAGCAAATCCGCCACATACCGGTTCTCTAAAAACACAATATCGCTTGCATCTATCCTCGGTTCTCCGCGATAAGTCAGCGCATATTCCCGATCCGCTTTCATGTAATCGCCGATCCAGTCCGCCAGATCTGCAGCATGTCTCGCATCTGACACAAGCGGGTTCTCCCACATCTCCAGACTGCCGGTTGGATTCAACTGTCGGCTGACCATTGCCTTCGATTTTCCATATTCCCTACCAGTTATTGCCACCTCAGCCACCCCCTCCACGCCGGTTACTTCCACGGTAGCATAATAACTGCTTGATTCCACAATCTCTGCCGTTTGCCCAGCCTGCGGCTCTGTGATAACACAGGACAGATCATATGACGGGGTCGAAAAGTAGAAGGTGTAACGGTTGTCTATCGCAGACAACGTAATGGTTTCCTTCGCCAGTTCCTTTTGTTCATCTACCGGATTGTACAGGGTCCGCATCACCTGCAGCTCCCTGGTTTTCTCTACCTGTGTTCCCTTCGGTGTCTTCGTCAGCTCATGGCCATATTCCAGCACATAATCTGTACTGTCGCCAAAAGAAATATGATTCAGCACAACCCTGTTATCCGGGCAGCCTCTGGTAAATTCCAGGACCAGCCTGTCAAACTCTGGAAATTCATGACTAATAACCGATAACGCCTCCAATACGGTTACACTGTAGCTTTCCTGAAGCTCGTCATTATAATAAGCATGAAATATCATCTGCTCCGGATGATTTCGCCCAAATTCCATCGTCAGGCCGAAGCATTTAAACGCAACCTCCAAAACAATGGTAATGGTTGGATTCTCCGAAAACAGGCCATTCTCATCAGCTGTTTCCTCCGATATATAACCGGTATCCAAGTAAGCAGTTCCCTCAGCCTGCCGGGGCAGAAAATATTGTGTCGGCCTTGCGTCCGAATAGTTACGGACGGGCATCGCGTAGTCCGCCTTATCTGCTCCATTCAAAACGGCGCCGGCATGTGAAAAATAGGTTTCATTGTCTGAGTTGGCAACCATATCCGGAATAAAACTGGATTTCAAATAAATATCTCCGGAGCGGTCCTGATACAGGATGCACCGGCCGGCATTTGCAATAATCTGCAGCGCTTCCTTATGTGTAACCACAGGCATAGGATTTTTCACTAATACGTTTTTTAAATATGGGTCTAACCAGTATGTCCGGTAATCCACGCCAGCATCGCCAAATACGTCTGTGGCCAAATCATACAGGCTGATACCAGACTCCCGGTACAGCCCCTTATAATATGTCGCGTTCATTCCGTCAAAACGGTCGGACGCAGAAAAACTCATTTCTTCATCATCCGCAGACCATTCTTTTAGGGACACTGTAGCTCCTGGCAACCACTCCACTGTCCCGTCATCCAACTCTTGGCCATACAGCACCGATATCTCCTGCCCCGGCTCCAGGAAATTCACCGTACTTTCGCTGTTCTCCACATCATAGGCGCGGTCTTTGTTTTCCACCGTCAGGTCAAAGTCAATTGTCGGCAGCTCATCTGATATGGGGCTGATATGTTCCTTCTTGCTGGCCGACTTGATTTTCTTATTATCAAAGTAAATGCCGATCCCCATCGTCAGTTGCTGGATGCGGAACCGGCTTTGGCCGTTTATCATGGCTGACGGTGTAAACCGCAGAAACGTGGTCGCATTAAAAATCTCTTCCGTCACAAAATGTCCGTCAGCATTCCCAATTATCTCCACTGTGTTATTGTCAGATTCAATTTTAAAATCAACCGGATACGCCTTGCCAAACTCCACAGTCAGCCCCTTAATGTCATACTGAATCGGAAAATGAATCAGTATGCTTCCCAGTAGCCCCTCCGTCACAATACCAGCATTTAGCACTACATCTGAACGGTTCCGGGGAAGGAAGTACATGCTGCCATCCACCGTGCTGTAATCTTCGTCGCAAGTGGCGTATAGTTCAGACACCGAATAATTGTCCAGGGGCCATTTTAGATTACTGTAGTAGGCGTAATTGGTCGGATTCGGAACAAAAGCGGAAGCCTGGGCTTCCTGGTTAATCAAACCGATTGTCACTCGCACGTAGGAACGGTTACGATACTCCTTTTTCATTTCCGCTTTATAGGCTTGGCTGCATGCCTGCATTACTCCATCACCCCACAATCCACAATATTCACCTTGCAGTCTCGGTACCTCGTCGGAAGGCCATCGGAATCAAATTCTATCGGCGTAGCCGTCCGGTTCCCGGGATACATCCGAATCGTTATCCAATCATTATGTACCATGTCGGGTATCCGGGCCGTTACCACAAATTGTTTAAACTCTTGCAGCATGGCGGACCAAGTAGCGGCGTCCAAAAACTTCCACTGCAGAGCGTCAAACTTATACTGGTCCCGCCCCACCTTCTGGCCGACGAACTCGCCATTCGCGTTTTTACCGTCACTTACGTTCGTAGCCACTACCAGGTTTCCTCCAATATCGGGGGCGGGAAACTCCCGGCCATTGATTGTAATTACTGCCATCTCACCGCCTCCTTACGTAAATCCATAACCCGTGCGCTTCTCTAAATCTTTCAGTTTCTTCCGGATTTCCCGGATGTCGATGTTGACAACCAAATCCAGATTTTCGATTAGTTCGATTATCTTTTTCAGCAGTTCCACCATAATAGCCAAATGCTGCTCACTTGCGTTGTCTGTTCCGGATGTCATTGCGACAGCTCGATTGACCATCTCCTGCATTATATCCTCTTGTGTATATGCCGGTGCCGTGCTACCGACCATTGCAAGCGGCGGAGCTGCATGATTGGCCGCATTTACTATTGTGGATACCAACGGCGCAATTGCACTTCGCATGCCGCCCTGCACTGCCCTGGCAATACCCTCGGTAATCTGCATGTTATTGGCCACGGCTGCGCGGCCTCCCCAACTGCCGACCATTTCAGGAATTCCGTCCTCCCGCGCCACAAACATCTGGCCAGACCGTGGGAAGCCACCACTGGCATGACCGGAAATTTCACTGGCTGGG